AATGTGATGGTACGACGGGTCTAGGTAGGCTTTTTTAAAGTGATTGTTAAACCACGGGTTACCAATCTTAATGAGGAAGTTATCGGGGTTGTCACCAATCATACGGTAAATCTTGGCTTCATCGCTGTCGCTAATTAGGCCTGCCTCGTCCATAATCAAGTTAGGACTACCAAACCCCATAGTAGTGGTGGCTGCAAACGTACGTACCTCTCCACCCCTTAAAAAGGTAATGTGGTCACGGCTCCGACGCTGTGTCATTTGCTCGGTTTTGATTGTCTTAGCTTCTACCGCCAGTAACTTGCTGATTACAGGGTCGTTTACGCTAAATTGAATTGCGTAGTCCATGATGATTTGTGCCTGCTCTTTGGTAGGCGCTACAATTACCCACGGCTCACGTTTTGTCGCTGCTCGGATAGCTACACACGCTCCGATAATCATAGACTTACCGTATCGAGTATGTGCCATGATGTGCACCTTTTTCTTTCCGTCTGGTGCCTCACGGTAAATAATTGGGGTAGCAATATCTATCTGCCCTGGGGTGATGTTTTCGTTTAGGTCGATACCCTCCTTGGTGACAAGGTTAAACGTGCCTAGAATATCTACAATCGGTGTTTTATTTGTCATACAACAAAAGGTAGCGGTGCATTCTCATAAAATCCATTTTCCTCTGTGATTTTTTCTAACATACCTAACCCCTTGGCCTTTTTCTTTAGTTCTTTCATCTGCCGCGGCGTTAGCACTATGTAGTAAGTACTACTTACAATCATGTCTATAAACATCTTGTCGTACTTAGTTGTTTTGTTCATACTTGGCTATTTCATCCTCCATAAACTCCACTTCGGCAGTAGTGAATGTATGGCGGTATTTGTTTAGTAACTTGCGACTAGCTGTGTAGATAATTGTTTGCATAAGCTGGTTACGCTCTTGCTTGTCTTTTTCTTTCTCTATATCGTCTCGCTCGTCATAGGCACGTACTAGCATTTGGTCAATACGTATATGTGTTAGTTCGATATGGTTTTTCATGTGCCACCCGCCTAAAGTATTGCCTTTCATAAATAAATCGCTGTCTGAGTCGCGTAGCTGCGCGACTGCCTCTGTATGTGCTGTCTGAATACTAAAAGCCGCTACCGCTGCATTGTAAATACACACCTCACCCTGGGGGCTTTGGGCGTGCAAGCTAACAAAGTAGATAGCGGGCTGGGTTGTTTGTTGTGGCTCGTTAAAACTGAGCATACGCGTATGGTGTGAATCGAACACACGCACCAGCGGCTCTACCATCTGAGCTACATACGCATATAGGTTGGCGTTGTGGTGGACTGTATATCTCACGCCTAGAGTCTCCACTCTCTACCTATACGTCACTCCTAAGTTTGCCGCCATCTTCCTTACCGGGTCGCGACCGGTTCGTACACAATGAGTGCTCGCTTATTTATGACTGGCTAGCCACGGCTGTAGGCTAGCTTATGGTACACGGCTGAATCGAACAGCATTTCCCGGTTCAAGTGTGGCCACACGGCCGGGCGTCTTACCAACTTAGACGACTAGTACCGTACATACCGGGTATAGCGTTGCATATTAGACAATCAACCCCGTAGAGTGTTTAGCCTGGTCGCTATCGCATATACCTAGTATGTAATGAGGGTTTTGTCCGGATTGTCCCTTATAAAGCGCCTAACAAGTACGCACGTCACTCTAGGAGAAATGTGCCGGGGCGCCGGTAGTTTATTCTCCTGTTTCTTCCTCTGCCTTAGCTTTTTCCTCCTCAATTTTCTTTGTAATCTTTTCTCGGTACGCGTCGGTTACGCCAAACGGCTTACCATTACGCTGCCCCCAGTTCTCTGGGTTGAGTCCGCATTTTTCACAAGCTGTACCCTCCTCGTTTAGGACGTGTTCACAGTTAGCTCGCATGTGTAGGTTATCGGCCATAGCTTCGTGCCATGCTTTCATTTTGGCCTCCTTTTTCTTGCGGTAAGGTCGTAGTACGGTCATTGCTCGTGCAATCGTAGGTACTTTCGGGTCGGTAAGCATTTCGGCTCGAATTTCTACCGCTGCCATCTGACATAGTGCGGTGTACCGTCGCATAAACTCCTCTCCAATTTCCTGGGCTTGTTTCTGAATATCCTCGTCTAGCTTGCGTAGAGTCTTTTTGTCTGGTTTGTTAGCCCCCGGCATTTCGTAGGTGTGTTTGCGGTCTTGCATTTCCGCTAAACGGTCGCGGTTGCTTTCTAGTAGTTGGTCGCTCCACCCCTCTTTGTTTTTGTCGGTCATAGTGTTTATATTATATCATCCTTATTTTTCTTGCGATTGTGTATAAGTTCGCTGCGGCAGTATTTATACAACATCTTTATAAATTCTACGTGTATGTCGCTTACTAAGCGTCGGGCAGTTTCTCTGTCTTCTATGCCAAGTGTATTTAATACCATAGTTCGTTCTAACGACTCTTTACCACCATTTGAATATCCTGGGGTAAATCCTACTGTTACTCGTGTGTGGTTGGGTGAGTTATCGACTGACTGTAAGTTAAAATGTAAGTCACTCATTCCGTATAAGTCTCTATACTTGTCGTATAGCTCCTGTATTTCATACATTAAAGAATCACGGACTATTTTAGGTGGTGTAAGCATAACTACATAATTTTGTTAAACATTGCGTGTAATTCGCGCCGTAAGACTGTTTCTGATACTTCGGTGCCCTCCCCAGTGTCCATATTCTCTACCCAAAAACGCTTTTTATAGCGCATAGGGCTGATTCCTATGTTTAGGATTATCACCTCTGGGCTGCCGTGGGGTATTGCGTCGGTAATTTTTTGCATACTATCCAGGAATCATGTTATCGAGCTTTTTAAGTATGCTGTTTAGCGTCTCTCCTGTCTCACCCATAGGGTCGTCACGTTCTACCTCTTTAGCGTACTCTAGTAGTACTTTTAGGTCTGCCCCTTTACCGTGTTGGATGGTGTTTAGCATTACTGCGTAGATAGCGTCGCCTATCTCACCTTTAAAGTAGCGGCGTCGTATCTTGCTTACTTTGTTTACGTAATCGTCTGTACGTTTGAATTTACTTAGTCGCGCTTGGTCTATGTTGTGCTCTTTGGCAAACTCTCCTTGGTTTTCTATCGGGTTATTGTCTGCGTCTTTGAATACTTGCCCCCGTACTGGTGTAGGTAGTGCCATAAACTCACAAAATAGCTCTAGTGTAGCCTCGTGCTTACTAGTTGTTACAGGCCTTTGTTTTTTGGCTTTTTTTGGTGCTGTTTTCTTTGTGGTTTTTTTTGTTGCCATAGTTGATTTATAAGGGTTTTGTATGTCTTACTATAACACTTAGTAAGTGTACAAAATGTTTACTCTCTACCCCATGTTATACGATTGTCTGTGATATGTACGCGGTCTTGGTTTTTCCAGTCATTCTCGTAGTCTGGGTCTGCATAAAGTGTCGGGTATAAATCGGGGGCGTAGTCCTTACCGTCGTCTCTTTGTACAATAATCTCGCCGTCGTCTACGTACCTGACGATAGTACTTGGGATTCCTCCATGCCATATCTTTTTACCTACTAGTTGCTCTTTCCAGGCTGGTAAGTTTGGGATTCCAATTAGTTCAAAGTGACATTGCAGTTCGTGTAGCCCCTTACTTAGTAGCATTAGCGCTCTTTCTGGTTTTCTACAAAACTCTTTGAGTACACAGTCTCCGTTAAGGTAGATCATTACGTACCCACCTTTGCGGTACTCGTTTCCGCTTATTTCACTTTCTTTTAAATAAGTTTCTGGTTCGTATACCAGTTTCCACTCGGTGTAATGCCCTGCAAACGGTATGCCGTTAATTTCGTGTCTACCTGTTTCGTTGTTAAATACAATATTTTTCATACTACCCCTCGCAAGCTACACACACGTTTGGTGCTTTGGTGTCTGTTTTTTCCTCTGCTAGTAAATCCTCTACTAGTGCTAGTTCTTGTTCTGGTAACCCTCCACCTTGTGAAAAGTCTGCGTGTGCTGCGTTTTCTGCCTCTGCCAGGCTTTCGGCCTCTACTAGTACTGAGGCTCGGTAGGTTACTTTTGCTGTTACTTCGTAAGTTTTCATAGTGTTTAATCTACTGGTAATCCTAAGTGAAATTTAATAGCGTCTTGGCACTCTATGTACCCTTGGTCACGTAAGCCTGCTAGTGTCTTTAGGTCATTTTCGGTGTAAGCTCCGTTTGCGACAATTCTATCTAGCATGGCTTTTACTTTGTTTTCTTGGGTAGGTTCCATGGCTATTTAGCTAGACTTTTAATTAGTTCGTTCTCTGCAATCTTGGCGGTCATTGCCTGGTGGTCTTGTAGGCGTTTGGTAGCGTCTTTGGTTGCTGCTTTTAGGGCGTCAAATACGTCTTGCCACCCCTGCATGTATTCTAGGCCTCGTTTGGTAAAAACATACTTTTTCGCCTCGGCTGACTCTGGGCTATGTGGTTTAAACTCTACTAGGTTGATGTGCCCGTTCTGGTAGTCGATGTGTACGTTTATGATAGTTTCTTGCACCTCACCTTGGTGGAAAAAAGCGTATGTTTCTGACGTTCTAATTGATTCTGGTTTTTTCATATTATTCACAGTGTCTAAAAATTTTAATCCCTTGGCTAGTTGGTACGGCTAGATATTCATAGTTGCCGGGGTCTTGCTCTACGATGGTAAAGTCTCCGTTACCGTTTGTAGGTATTTCACACAGTCCAGTGTGTTGCTCTACTTCCTCGGCTGGTTCTGTGATGTAGCCCATAACGATGCCTAGGTGAAAGATAGATACCAGGGCGCCAATAGCTATTAGGGCGTATAAACAAGTTCGTAGTGTCATACTCGAGTAAAGGTTAAAAGATGTAAGTGTATGTGCGTCGGTACTGTACGGTTTTGCATGGTGTTCTCCATGGTGGCGTCGTAGTTCTCGTTAATATATTCACGTACTACAGCGTCTAGTTCCTCTGCGGCTGCGTCACTTACGTCCTCAAACGAGGTGTACACGTCACGAGGTACGAGCATGTGGTGGGTGTCTGTAATTGCGTCATATGGGTAGTCGTTCTCTACAATCACCCAGTAATCAAACTCTTTTACGATAGTCACGTAATCTGGGTCACTCAAAAACCCTACTGGGTACTTTGGTGCGTTCTGGTATCGCTCCCATGTTTCCGGCTTTCGTAGTTTTGTCGGCATACTACTTCTTTCCATAGGCTATACTCGTTTACGCTTACCTTGTGCTATGTCGCTTTCGATTTTAGCAAACACTTGGCGTAGTACCTCGGTGTGGTTTGTATCGTCGAGGTTTAGTGTAAGGGTAGTACCGTCCTGCATGAGGATGGTAGATAGATTTTCTACTACATCTACCGTCTGCCCCTCTTTGTTTACGCGCTGGTCTACCATTTGTCGTGACTCCTGTACTGCAATACCACCTAGCTCGGTGACTACTGCGTTTAGTTCGGTGTCTTTTCCGTCTGGTAGTGGGTTTTTAGTTGGCATACTTGTTACTTTTTAAAGACTAATACGTCGTGGTGTGCGGTCGCTGTGGTTTGTGACTCTACGAGTGCTCGCACTTTGTTGGTAATGGCTACCTCTTTGTTTTTTGCGAATAATAGTACCCGATGGTGTTTTTGCTCTAGCGTTTCCGGGTGGGTTTGTGAGAAAAAACCATACGGGTGCACTACCACAATCTCCTCGTGTAGTTTGTACCCTGCGGTAGTCATCATCTCGACTACATGACTGGCAAGGTGTTGCAACACGCCGTCACTGTCTCTATGGTTGCGTACCTCAATTATAGCATGTCCGTTAAGGTCTAGGTGTTGATAACTTTGTGCTAAAACGTCAAGCGGTGTCTCGTTATTTACCTCGCAAAACACTATATCTACTCCCTCGTCTGGCTCGGTGACGTACTCGTATCCTAACGTGCTGCATACCTCCTCATGCACGTAGTCGTGAGTGTATGGGTTGTGTATCGTAGCTCCGTCTTTGGCGTACCAGCTTGCTAGCACTTCTAGGAGTACTGGGTCGGTGTCGCTCTTTACGTCGATGTAGTTAAACCACTCTTTTTTACGGTTTTTCCAGTAGGTTTGGTTAGTGTCTAGGATACTAAACGGTGCCACAGTTCGCTTAGTTAGCAGCTTGCTTTTATCTTGTAGATTCTGCTTGTCTAGCAGTTTGTTTACCTCTTTGTCTTTAAACCCAGTGTAGGCGAGTCGTCCTTTTTCTTTCAGTTCGGCTAGTAGGTCGGTTAGGCTTCCGTCGTCAAACTTACCGCCAATTTTGTTTAGTGCGATATTTAGCTCTTTCTCGCTATCTTTGTCTAGGTCGAGCACTACGCATGGCACCTCTTTTAGGTTTAGCTGCCGGGCTGCCTCGGTGCGCTGGTGGCCGCCTATGATGGTGTTATCTTGGTTTACTATAACTGGGTCAATAAAACCGTAACGCTCTATACTGGCTTTTAGTTTTTTCATTTCGGTACTACCGATTTTGCGCGGGTTGTAGTCCGCTTGCTTTAGCTCTGTTATCGGTAGGTTTTTAATCTGCATTATTTTTACTTAGAATATTAGTAATGTTTTTGCGATGTGCGTCGATACGTTTCTGCATTGCTGGGGTTATTGGTTTTTCCTTTGGTGGTTCTAGTTTCTTTTTGTGTTCGTCTATCTGTAGTTGCTTCCAGCGCTCGTGCCGTAATACTCCTCTTTGTTTACTGTCGTACCAGGTACCGTCGCGTATGTACGCCTTTGGTTGTTTTGCGTCTATGTAGGCCTTGTAGTCTTCCTCGGTAGCTATCTTGCTAATATCGACGGCATTTATACCTTGTGGTATGTCACGTCCTTTTGGGGTAACAATTAGTCGGCCGCCTTTTATCCATTCCTCAAAGACTGCCTTGTACGTATCTTCTCGGTAGGTTAGCTCGGTGATTGTGCCGTTGCGCTCGATGATGTAAAAGTATTTCATACCCCTACTATTTCACAATAAGCCTGGTAAAATTCCTCGCTTTGGTTCTCTCCGTCTTTGGTGAGGTTGTAGTCTAGCCAATGGTCGTCGTCAAAGTTAATACAAATTGACAGTCGTTCATGACGTAAGCATACATTGTCTAAATCACCCCAAGCACTCTCTATCCCCCTCAACCAATGCTCTAGGTGTGGGGTGTGTCCGATGATTTTTTTAATTACTTTTCTGTTTACCTTTCGGTCGCTATCAATACAGTTGTAATACGGGCCATCAGTAATTTTATTATCTAAGATAGGGTACTCACGATCGATAACCTCTCTACCTATATCGTGGTGCAATTCAATGACACAACCTCTACCCAACTCCATCAGCTCTGGGCAGACATTTCTAACGTGGTCTAGGGCTTTTTGTTTGTAGTTCATTTTATTTTACGTTTACGTACTGGGTCGTACTTGGTAAGGTGCCAGCCTCCGGTGTTCTCGTCGTAGTAGATGCGTAGGTATTTTACCCCCTCTCTCATGCGTTTGTTTCTGGCTGTCTGTGCGTCTTTCTTGGTTTTGTATAGATACTTCCCCATACTAACCTTGTATAACACTAAAACTTTTCTGATTCTGTTTAGCTTGGTCTTTTTTCTTTCTACTCCAGCTAAGTACTACGGCGTAGTAATCTGTGTATGGTTTGCCGCGTTTGTTTGGTATATACGTACTCACTTGGTCGATAAGGTCGTCTCGTACTTCCGGTGTAAGTTTGTCACCTAGCTTGGTGTACTCCTCCTCGCTTAATTTGACGTTACCTAATTCACCATACACACCACGCACTACTTCTATACTCTTATCTTCTCTACTCTCCTCTACTCTTATCTTATCTTCTCTAGCGTGACGGGCGTCACGTAAGGGTGTGTTGCTCTCGTCACGTTTCCTGTCTCTGTAGTTTTTCGACCTTTCGGCGCTAGAAAGCTGGCTATTTTGTCGTTTTTCGTAGTTTTTTATCAGTAAGTCTGTGTCGTTTACGTAGGCTACTAGGCCTGCGTTTTCGAGTCTTTGGGTAAACCCCTCGGCTCGTTTCCTGTCATTATCTTCTAGCTGTGTTAGTCGTATAATCGTCCGTTCATCGTAGTGTGACACTACCCCGTTTCGTTCGTCACGTTGCGACGTGACGCATAGTAGGGTGATGAAACATAATCGGTCTATAGGGTCTAGTTGTATTATCTTTGGGTCACCTAACCATTTATGGTAGTAAAATTTAAACCATTCCATTGCATACTTGTTATTTTATAATGTTCTAATTATCACCCTCGGGTGTTTCGTTTGGCAAGGGGATAACTAGGTCTAGGTCGGTAGCCGCCCAGACTCTTACGCGTTCTACGTACTCCTCAAACTCGATAGTATTTAGCGCCTCTGTACTGCCTCCCTTGGTTATTTCGGGGCTAAACTCACTTGCTACTGGGTTATGTAGTATTTTCATCTCCTCGTGTATTTCCTGGGGCGTGTGGCCTGTGTGTGCTGCTATGTCAGCCACCACTACCGCCCAGTAGTAACCGTTCTGGTTACCACGCTTTGGATCGGCTCCGGTGCTTCGGGGCTTGTAGTACTTTTTGCTGTATATCCAGATTTTATCGCCGGGCTGGTAGTTGTTGTCTAAGTATATCTGCCATGCGGCTGGGTAATCGAGGCGACTCTTTAAGGTGCCGTTTACCGTGTCGATAGTCGCTATAAAGCTGTGCATGTTTTTAGTACTCATACTTTAAATAGTTTTTTTAGGTCGCGTTCTTTTTCTAGTTTTTTAAATACATGCTCGTATTCTTTACCTGCATGAAATTTATAGTGGCACTCTATACACACTAGTATTAGGTTTCTGTCGTTATGTAGTTCCGGGTGTCTAGGGTACTGGCTAGCAAAATATATATGGTGTACTTCATGTCTCGCTGTACCCATAGCGTTTATTTTGCATACTTCGCAAAAAGCGTACTCATGCTTCTTTATAAATTGTTTTCGGTAACGTCGGCACTCGTTTAAATGCTTATATGCTACTTTACTTTTACGGTTCTGAAAATTAGCGTGTGTATATTTTCCATTTTTAAAGTTAGGGTTATTTTTACCTACTCTTTTTTCTGCGTTGTATTTATACTGGCACTCTAGGTTACAAAACTTAGTTACATATAGTGCATTACCCGTAAAACTTTTACTGCATTGTTTACACTTTCTCTCTACTATTTTGTTTTTTCTCCGGTCTTCGCTTGCTTTTGTTATCTGCCTGGTTAGCTCGTAACTACAATCTGGGCTACAAGTTTTTTTATTTGTTTGGGTTCCACTAGTTATAGTAAAACTTTCGCCACATATCTGACATGCTTTTGTTTTAGCTTTAAAGCCGTAGTTATCTTTAGCTGCACATTCTTTATTACAGTATTTTCTACTGCTCATTCTGCTAGGCGGTACTCTAAACTCGGTTTTACATACCTTACATTTTTTAGTTTTTATGCTATATACTTCTGGCATAGGCTTATTCTGGTGGCTCCTCGTTATCCATTTCCTCGTCGTGCGGTACCTCGCGTCCGTCTTCGGTTGGGTCGTCTAGGTCACTGGTTACCTCAACATAATTTTTAGCCCCTGCCTTTTTTAGCTCCATGGTAATAACATTACCGGGCGCGAAACTACCCATACGTTGTATTAGGTATGTAGGCTCGTTATTATCATCATTTAACTTAGTTTCGTAGCGGTGTGGCTTGCCGTCTAGCAGCACGTTGTACCGCATGTAAAACTTTTCCTGGTTGTCTTTAGGGTCAATCTTCTTAATTATTTTGTCGTCTACTAGCTCTACTGTTTTAGCGCCTAGGGCTTTTACGCCTCCTCCGGGTAGCTTTTCCCCTAGCCGTAGCTTAGGGTATAGCTTTGCCTTGGCTAGTATTTCGGTTGTGTTTTTTAGTCCGTCCATGGTTATAAATTATCTTGTAAGCTAACTAAGCTACGCTCTACGTTATCTAGTTCGTCGTAGGCTTTTTCTGCATTTTCTAGTGCTGCTTTTGCCTCGGATATTGCGTCGGCTGCCCATTCTTTTGCTGTTGTTACTTCTTCCAAGACACTAGTTATTTCGTTTGCAATGTCCATACTACTTTTTGTTAGTAACTTTCTTTTTTGGTTTTGGGTCTACTACTGGCTCTGTCGGTGTAGTTTCTACCTCTGCTAATGGTACGTCGTCGGCTGTTACTTCTGCCTCCATGGCAATAATAGGTAAATCACCTAAGTTAATCTCTATCGGGTAATCACGCTGGTGCACAGTCACATTACTACATTCATTTTCCCAGATAGTCTTAGCCGCTAAGTATAGGTCGTACTTGTAAGTCATAGGTGTATACTTCCACCCACGTTTATTACGCTTGTAGCCTATCTGCAAAATAGCTATCTCTGCTATCTCGGTTCCAGCTAGGTCTAGCGCTCGTTTATAGGCACTTAGTTGTAGCTCATGCTCTGGCCATGTGTTCTGTCCACTTTTTAGGTCTACAATAATGTTTTTGCCGTCTACGTTTAATACCAGGTCGACCGTTCCTGCGTAGTTATCCTCGTCATTCCATACAGTAATTTCGCTAGCTATTACTGATACTTCATGTTTGCTACATAGGTCTTTATACCAGTCGGCAAACGTCATAATGCCGTAGTATTCCTCTACAGTTAGTGGTCGAATTTCACCCGTTTTTACATCGGTGTACTCGCCATCCATTTTTATAGATTCTCCTGCTAGTAGGTCTTCTGCTCCTTTGTGCATAGCACTACCTTTACTCCCGGCAGCGTCTTTAATAGCCTGACTTTCGTCCCAACCTTTTTTAGCCAGCCATTTAAAAAACTCTACTCCTTTTGGGTACTTACTCGTTACCCACGTCACGCTTGGTACGTAGTCGTAAGTCGGTAGTTTAGTTTTAGGGTCTTCTCCTTGTTTGCAGTACCATCGTTCGTCGTATGTAGTGACTTGGACAATACCTCGTTTTTCATCAACTGTGCGTACTTGTTTTTCCATTTTTAGTTTTAATGAATTTGATAAGGTCGCTACCTTTAACACGTATCGTGGTACCTTTGCCCTCGCCTAGAATTAGGGCATTTATGATACGCTCCTCCTCGGGTTTGTTACTGTCCTGTTGGACGAGCATACGTAGTGTTGGGTAGCTGGTTGCGAATGGCACCATCTTATGTCGTGCCACCTCGCTTAGGCTGTAATATTTTTCTTCTTTGATTTGCATACTTGTTTTTAGTTGCAATACACTATTTGTATCACATACAAATAGATACCGCCAGTGGATAACTTAACCCTTATTTTTAGCCACAATTTTACGCACCAGGTCGGCGGTAATATCTCCTCCTGTGGCTTCTCCTCCCTCTAATATCTCGTCAATTACTTTCTGTTTTACCTCTAATAAATCTGCTATGTCTTGGTCTACTGTATTCTCGGCTAAGTAGTAGTGTACGTTCACTTGTTTGTGCTGCCCGATACGGTGCGCCCGGTCTTCTGCCTGTGCGTTTTGCGCTGGCGTCCATGCCATGTCGGCAAACAAAACAGTATTAGCAGCGGTGAGGGTGAGTCCTACTCCGGCTGCTTGTATGTTGCCGATAAATACAGGGGTATCTCCCTCCTGTATAGCGTCTACTGACGCGGTACGGCTCCTCATGTCGTCGCTACCAGTTAGCGTAACGCTCTTTATCTTTTTAGCTTGCAGCTTACGTTGTAGCGCACTAATTGTATCGTTATACCCACTAAACACGAGTACCTTTTCCCCCTGCTCTACAATCTCTGATATGTCCTCTACCATGCGGTCTATCTTACCTGTGCTGGCTAGTTGTTTAAGTTTTCCTAGTTCGATAAGGTGTCGCGCCATCTGTGCGTTTACCATTTTACGTTGACTGACTTTTGGGTCACTTTCTAAATAATCAATATAGTTTTCCCACGCATCGTTGTATTTTTTACGGTACTCGTCTGATAGCTGGACGGATACGGTGTCTACAATCTTGGCTGGTATTTTGTCCCCTAGTTCATCTTTGGTGCGACGTAGATACACGGGCATTAGTTTTAGAGATAGCTCGTTTAGGTTGCTAGCCCCGGTAGTTTTTAGAAACTGCATTTTACGTTTTACAGGCTTACCGTACTTATCGGTAATAACTCGCCCTCGTGAGTCGAGCATATTTTTATAAAAAACAATTTCTTGTGCGTCGCAATACCGGTGTACAAACTTCCACCAGCTTTGCCCTAACTCATGGTCTATGGCTTCCAGTAGGGTAAATAGCTCCTCTGGCCGGTTCATTATCGGGGTACCAGTTAGTAGGTACAGGTGCTCTAGCTGTTTTGCTAAACGTAACGCTGTTTTCGTTCGTTTTGTGCCTTTGTTTTTGATGTAGTGCGCCTCGTCGTATATACCTACCTTGGCACGTAAATTATCTATATGACGCTCAAGAATATCATAGTTGATTATCGACCATACAATATCGCCGCCATCCTGATACGTGTAAGCCTTACCACCGTCGTATATATTGACGGTATCTGTTACCCCGGCTGCTACAATCTCTCTCGCCCAGTTTTCTTTTAGGCTAGCAGGGCATACTATTACTTTATCTAAATGTACAGTGTTAGCAGCTAATATAGCACTGTAAGTCTTACCCAAACCCATGCAATCGGCTAATATAGCTTTTTGTTTTTCCCGTAAAAAGTCGCGGGCTTTTTCTTGGTGTTTAAATGGTGTTCTCATGTCGGTATTTATATTTGTATCACATATATTTTATCACGTAAGGAAAGAAAGTACCCCTGTGTATAGGGGTACAGTTTTATGCTCGATAGTCGCCTTATTTTTTAGACTCTATCTCGTTGCGACGTTCTATGTCCCATAAGTTGGCGCACGTAGCCGAGCAAAACATTTGGCCAAACTTTTGGTAAAACCATCCGTTACGCTTATCCTCGGGGGTAATTTCTTCGCGACAGTGTTTGCATTTACAAGCCATTCAGTGCTCCCGGTGCAAGATTGGAACGTATGTAAGGGTACGACGCCATTTGTTGCGGCACGCTTGGCTGCAAAAATGATCTTCGTGCGTCACGCTTCCGACGCGGATAACGCCAGGGATACGCTGGCTGTACGGAAAAGTATTGTCACATTCACCGCACGTCGTCTGCCCTAGCAGTTCGTCGTCGCTCGGTGGTAGGTCAATCGGTAGTTGCTGCATGATATGCCCTCACTTTCTGTAAATAGAGTCGCCAAGCCTGGCGTACTGGTTTCATTGTGTAGCGCTTTTTCTTGCGCCGCCTAAGTTGTGATTTTGTGAGACGGTGCATGTCGCCTCCTTTCAAGGTACTCCCACTACAATAATATCACACGGTCAATGTTACTTGATTGTGGATATAAACGTCTTTAGGTTGCTGTATAGCTTCTCCTGCTCCTCTGGTGTTAGTTTTGGTTTCATGTAGTCGTAGTACTGGCGTGCAAACGCTTTGTAGTCTCCACGACTGTAGTACTTGTTTGCTGGCTGTATGTCGGCTACCTGCTCGGTGTCTACCTCCATACCTTTTACTGTGACTACGTACACTGTGTGTTTTCGTCCGTCGATTTTCTTGTCTCCGTTTTCAGTAAGCATACCTAGGTCGCGTAGTTCCCCTAGTCGTGGGTGTATTACGTTGCTCGGCTGCCCGGTAGCGTTCATTACATCCTTAGCTGTACCCTCTGCTAGGTGCTGCATTACTTTTAGTACCTGTACCTGTCGTTTACGTAGGTTTGGCTTTACTTCGTCGTTCCAGGCCTCTAGGCTGTTTTTGTGCATACTATTTTTGATTATTCTCTGTGGTAAGAGCGTGTAATGTAAGCAGCTCATCAACTGCATTACAGTGTCCTTGTGTTGTACCGTCCATTTTTTTCTGGGCTTTCTTGATAGTTTTGCTTATTTTCCTCTGTAACTCCTCCACCGCCTGTTGTTTTTCTGCTTCACACAGCTTTCTGTGCCACTCCCACATTGTCGTTTCTAGTTCCTCAACATCACGCAAAACCATATCTTGATAAAAGATGTAACCTTTGTCATATCCAGTGCCAGCCGTTTCAGATAGTTTTAGTGGTATGTGCTGCACTACTTGGTGAAGTAAGTGCAAAAACTCCTCTTTCTCCTCTACTCGTTTTGATGGTTGTGTCATACATTTATAGCATTAGCCGTCATGACCACGGTGCCGGTCAACCTATCGTTTACCCGGGCTTTGTGGCCGCTAGTAATAATCTTTTTTACGCCGGTAAGTACTGTCTTTTCATTATCTGTTTCACTTACTGACTCCCACAATCCGTCGTACTTTTGTATCTGGTATCGTTTAGTCGACATACCTACTTACAATTAGTTGACTGTCACTCTGTGGCTGGTAATAGTTTTTGGCGATACGTCGCGCGTGTCGCTCGCTCCAGGCGTAGATAATCACTCGTGCTGGGTATTTAGCCACGCCGTATACGAACGCTAGATACGGTTTTTTTAGCATGTTTTACTTTTAGTTTTTTAATCTCTCCTTGGTTGCCTCGGTATAGGTGGCTAGTCTCGCACCGGTTATAAAGTCCGGCCATGAGATTGTTAGTTTCGTCGATTCTAATTCCCATACTGTTCTGCTAGTTCTTCGTAATCAACAAACGGGCTATCGTCTAGTAAGGTTTGTAGCTCTCCGTTTACTTCTCGCATTGCTTCTTGGCGATACTTTTCTAAATCCATTTCTTTACGCTCCTCTCTAATTTCGTGGGCGCGTTCCTCTAGTTGTTCTGGTAGTGTCGGGCAGATTTGTGGTGTCTCGTTGTAATAAGTTTCTGCGGCAGCCGCGTCAACCATTTTCACTGTGTTGTATGTCATTAGTCCTGCTACTCCTGTGGCTGCTAGCGCCCATAGTAGTAGGTATTTGTTAATGTTTTTCATGTTATGTGGGGTTAGTTATATTGTTCGATGTAATTGTTTTCCACTTCTCCCGTACCTCCACAATCCGGGCAAGTTTCTACGTCAACGGGTGCTCGTAGGTGTGGTTCGCTTGGGTCTACTGTCCCTAGCGTGTATAGCTCGCCTACGCCGTCGCATGTTAGGCACTTACGCATGTTGCATAAGTTTATGTAGCTGTCGCTGCATGTTGATAAAGGTTGGTACACCATTACGGTGTGTGCGGTCTACTATTTTTACGCGCTGTAGACTGCTTGGGCGCATGTCGTGATATTTTTTCATAAGCGTACTTGTTACTGTTACTTACTCCGTAATTGTATCACATACAAAACTTGTCTACCACACTTTTCACAAAACTGGGGATAAACAAAAAACACCCTTTTGGGCGTTTTTTGCGATTTGAAATTGAGCCTATTTACCGAGGCTGCCTAGAATATCGTGTACGTAGTTGCTGCCTCGTCCGATGATAATACCACTGATGATGTAGTTTGCTAGCGGCCATGCTGTTGCTAGTCCGGCCATGCTAGGTATGTCTACCTGGTAAGCTACTGCCGTAAATACACCAATGACGAGTGCAACGTATTTTAGCGCTACTCGTGGTAGCCCGTCGCTTTCGCCTGCAATGTAGTTAATAAGTCCCTCTACAAACGTAGCTAGGAAAATGATACCAATGATTGTCTCCATGTTACTTATGATTTTTATACTACTAAGGTGGGGGCACGTTACCGACTACGCACCCCCGCCTCAAAAGTTTAAAACTCTTTGAGGGGGTCACGGGTGTACTCTTTCCATTTTGCACCAAAGTCTGTCGGTAAGCTGGTGCGTGGTGTTGGGTCTTTAGCCCATACCTCTATGTGTGAGTGAATACCCAGTATCAGTCCTGTATCTCCTACTACTCCGATAACCTGGCCTGCGTCGTACTTTCCTCGCTCTCCTATGTCGTCTAGGTGAATGGCTACGAGCCACCGGTTGCTACGATACTTGTATACCACATAGTAACCAAGGGTGTTAGTGTATCCAGTTTCTACTAATTCTCCGGTTGCTGGTGCGTAAATCTCTGTACCCATAGGGCTAGCGTGGTCTACGCCGATATGGTGTCCAGTAGTTGGATACAGGCTCGGGTTGTAGTTAGCGTAGTCCTGGGTGACTGACTTACCCCAGTCCTTTAATGGCTTTACGAGCTTGCTCTGTTTTGCGAGTAGTAGCTGGTAATACTTTAATACTAGTTGCAGTACTTCTAGTAGTAGGTCTTTCTTGTATTCCTTTTCTAGGCTTGGTAGCTGCTCCCATGGCATGGCGTTCCAGTAATCAAACGGGCGTGGTTTGCGTACCCAACGTCGGTGTTTTCCTGTCTTGTCTTTTTTGCTGTTAGCGTAGCCGTAAAAGTAGAAGTGGGTGTTATCGTGCCCTAGGTTAAATATCTCGTCTAGGCCATGTACTAACTCATGCCACTCTCGTAGGGTGGACTCGGTAAAGTTCTCCTGTATCAAGTCTTCGTACTTGTCTAATATCTCATAGTCTACGGTTCCTGGGCGCCCGTAAGTAATAATCTGCCCGTCTACGTTACGGCTCTGCCCGTACAGTGAATCTCGTAGCCCTAGTTCGTGCCATTCATCCTCTGTTAAAGTGAGGTAAATAGTATGGTACCCCGGCTCTGATACGTACTCTTTTAAGCTACGTTCTGCTATATCATGGTCGCTTTCCAGTTCTAGGTTACCTAGCACGTCTGGTAATGTGCGATAATCGTTTTTAATCTCTAGTACTCCTGGTATCTCTAGTAGTCTGGTAGCTCGCTCTCGCTCTGCTTTTTGCGCTGGTGTAAACGCTATTGTACTTACATATAGTCGGCGTAATGTTTTCATATTTTTGTAATTATTTCTTTATAAATATTTTATGTTATTGGCAGTTCGGGGGGGCACTGTCAACCCGAAAAAAATTGCTTTCTGTGGTAAACACTATCGTATTAAACGGTATTGTTATTATTACTTTTTCTTTTACTTGGTACTCACCTGGTGGGATAACCGCGTTATATGTCATGTTTACCGATGCAATGTCGTCCTCTTCCCATTGATAAACTGCCTCCCACCCTCTAGAGTCAATTTCTATCCCGTTTTTGTCTACAACTTCTCCTATACCTCTTGCCTCTAAGGATCGGTTACGACTGTACCAGTCTGGTAAAAACGGGTATATTTCTCGCTCTATTTCTGATTTTAAGACATAGTGTCCTGCATCATCTAGACAAACCTCTTTTACAAATACCCCACGATGGTCAATAAACCATACGGTAGGCATAATGTTATTAAATGCAAACGCAAAACCCTCTAGCAAAAGTAGGCCAGAAATACCTAACAATACTAGGTTTAGAATGTAACTTTTAAGTGTGGGGTGTTCTCCGTACATACTATTTTTTTGCTGTTGTAGTTACCCGTACTGATTGTAGTACTTTTACTAGGTTAATACCTAACAGGTCACCAACGGCAGCACTACCGATAGCGTCAAAAAATATATTAAGGCTTCCGGTACCTGTAGATATTAGGTAGGCATGGGCTACTAGCCACGTAGTTCCTACTACAACCGACACTGCTTTTTGAGCAATAAATACTGGGTCTTTTTCTCGGTATGCTACCGCTGTGTATACTCCCATGACAAAACCAACGGTCAAACCGACTATAAGTGCTAGCCCTATTTGTATTGACAGTTCTCCGAACATAAGATATATACTAAGATATGTTACAGCTATTACTGCTACTGGTAGGCTTATACGTTGCATACGTGGTTATTGTTACCATGTTTGTGATTGTGTCGGCTTTTATCATGTCGGTACGTGAGTATTTATTGGGCTAGTAGTTGCTCGATGTACTTACGCAATACCGCCGCCTTTTCCGGGGCGCTTTGCTCTACTGCGTCCAGCGCTGCATTACCTAGTGTCCCCGTAGGGCTGTCGGCAAAGTTACGTAGTCCCCTAAATTTACTTAGGGTTTCGCTATTAGCTTGTGCGACCTGTCCCGCTAGACTGTTACGTCGTGACGGGTAGATTTGATTTACAATAGTGCTAAAGTACGCCTGATTAGTTAGTGTTTCCTCTCCAGCTTCTATACCTAGCTTGGCTAGGCCATCGTCTAAGCTGGTTACTAGGTCGAGGGCGTTTTCTGGTGCATTGCCATATAGCTGTCGCAAGCGGGTAGCGACACGCTGCTCTAGTACTTCGTCTGCTACTTGGCCTCGGGTAAACTTCTTACCTAGGATACTGTCGATACGGTCGAGTGATGTGCGTGCGTTAGCAAACCGTGTGTTTGCCTCGTTATACGCTTTAAACGTATCGTCAAGTTGTGTATCCATGAGTCGTCGCAAGGTTTTTACCTTGCTACTAGCCGACCCGCTAAGTCCACCATCGTTATTGCCAAAGTCCACTAACTCGTCGAGCTGTGCTTTAAAGTTGTGTACCTTGCCTGCTTGTGAGTTACCCTGTAACTGCGTTGCTTTACGGTGTGCTTTTTTGAGTATGGTCTGAGCGCTAGATACGTCTTCGTATCGGCTACCTTTAAAGAGTAGGGTGCCGTCGTCTGCTACTCGTACACCATCATCGGATAGGCTTAAGAGCCAGTCGTCGTAGACTGACTGGGTATTGAGCTTTTTACCCGCTAGTTGTTCACGTACTACCTTGCTGATGTTTGCTCCAGCTTCTCGCTCGGCTGCTCGTAGTCGTTTAATCTGGTTAGTGGCGGTCTTTCCTACTACCATTTCTGGTCGTTTCTGTGCGGCTGCTTGTGGGTTGTTTGCTACCTCGTCTGCAATGTCGAGCATTTTAACGTAAGCCTTTTTGTCTGCGGTGGTACCACTTTTAATCATTGCTACGTCTCCTGCGTCTACTCCTGTGGCTCGTACTAGACGTTTTGCGTCCACGTCACTAACCACACGACCTTTATTGTCGTATTTGAATAATGCAGTCTCGGCGTTAGGTGTACCTGCTCGTTGTACTACTGTATCTACTTCGTCTCCTACCTCCTCGGCGGCTTCGGTAGCTGCTTTTTTGATACGTTCTACAAACGGTGCGTTACTATCTGCGAATTTACTCTCTATTTCTGCTCTAAAGTTAGCCCGGCCTTGCCTAAATCCAGTAATGCTACCGAGCACTCCACCTGCTACACCACCAGTTACCCCACCTAGTGCGGCACCTCCGGCCGCTTGTCCTACAACACTTCCTAAAGTTGCGTCTTCTTCTCCTATTCCTTGTGCTGTACCTTGTATAGCACCAAAGATAGCACCACCTTTGGCACCAATTTTAGCGCCTTGTAGTGCTCCCTGGGCTGCACCTGCAATACCGCTAGTAGCTCGCGTAAGCTGCGGCACAACGGTGTTTGTAGTGAGGCCTGGTAGCTGGTTGCGTAATCCGGCTGCTACGTTGCCTTTTGCAAGCTGCCCGGCGCCTGCGGTTGCTCCTCCGTAGCTACCAAAACTAGCAATAGTACCAACGGTACCTATAGCGCTTTTAACTACGTCACGGTTTGATACGCCTAGGTCGGCCATATCTGTCATATCTGCATTATAGATACGATTAGATTCTTGACTCTGTGCTAAGGCACGTTCTAGGCGAGTTGTATCCCTGCCCTCTGCGCGGTTCTTTTTGATAGCTTCAATTAGTTGTCGTTCTGTTTCCTGGTTACGCCGGTTATCTTCCTCTCGTAGACGTTCGTTCCGTGGGGCGTTAATGGCGGCTGCAATACCTTTTCCTAACCCCTCTGTCATAGTCATTTTACCCAGCCCAAAAACCACCTTTTCAATAAGGCTACGCTCCTCTGGGTCTGCGTTAGGGTCTTGCCTGTTTTGTTCGGCATATCCCTCTAGTTGGTGTCCCTGTTGTCGTAGGGCAGCCACAACGCCCGCTGGTGTAGTACCCGCTGGTGCGTTTTGTATGATCTGCTCCACCTCTTTTCGTTGTAGATATGCCATATTACCGGTTTAAGTTTAAGCCACTAACGTATGAATTATCTGCGGCTGTTGGCTGTGCGCCTCCTGCGCTAGCGTTTTGCTGCCCGCTAACTCGCGCGATAGTTTCCTCAATTGGGTTTACCCCGTATAAGTCCCAGTATGCGTTAGCACTAGCAACACGCAAACCGTTGAGGGCTACCTGTCGTGATTGTGCTTTTTGCGCCAGTGTATCGGCTGTGTCTCCTGGTTGTGGGAAATACGTTAGTCGGTCGTTTGCAAACTCCTCTGGTGGGATAGCTGCACCTGAGTCTCGACGTAGACGTGCCTCGGTAAAGGTTCGTTGTGCCTGCTCGTATCGTTCTTGGTTTTGTGTTAGGAGTAGTGGCATATCAAACGCTGCCATCTGTGCCTGTCCAATTAGTCCAGTTTTGGCTATACCTGCCTCTAGTTCGTCTAGGTTTGTAACGGCGTCGGCCATACGTTGAAAGAATAGTAAACTACTACGCTCTCCCTGGGTAGGCGCTTTTGGTGGGGCTGTCCCGGCAATAGTGTTACCTGCTTCATCTAGTCGCAATACTGGCACCTCTACTGCGTTTGCTGCAATCTGAGCCGCTGCGTCTGCTCGTTCGTTAGCCTCGATACGTAGTTGCTCGTCTCGACGTGCGTCCAAAAAGTCCGGTACGTTTCGTAGTCCCTCACTAACTCGGTCGGTTACCTGTAGTCCTTCTCGTCGTTCTGCCTCGTTTAGTAGGTAGTTTAGGCGGTTGGTGTTTAGTTCTCGCTCTAGGTTTCGGTCGCTGATAACACGGGTAAGACTGTTTTCGATTTGTGTTACGCCGCTGTTGTATCGGTCGAGTAGTTGCTGCCGTTCGTTAATATCGTTACTAATATCTGCGAGGGCTAGGTCTGCTGCATTAGCTAGACGACCGCGTCGACTTGCGCTACTTAGCCATGGGTTACCTTTAATTTCTCCCTCTACTTTTACAAAGTCGTCTCGCTTTTGGTTGATAACATCGTCAATACCAGAAATATCTTTTTTTAGGCTACTGATTCCACTTTCTTTGTAGAGTCGGTCGTAAATATCCTCGGTAGTTTCTTGTGGTACGGCAAAAACTTGGTTGGTTAATGCGTCTACGCCCAAGTCTTCACGGATAGCAGCGCTGTCGACCGACCCGAGGCCTGCGTTTGCGTTGACTAGGTTAGTGTACTCACTAAGTGACATACCGGACTGTCCCGCCTTACGAGCTAGGTCTGCTAGTTCATCTGGGCTTAGTCGGTCTGGGTCGATAGCCTGGCCGGTAATAGCTGGGTCGTATGTAGTAGTACTAGGTACACTTTGCTGTACTGTTGCGACTGGTGAGCGTGTCGGTGTAGGCGCTGGGGCTGGATTGTTTACACTTGTAGGTGTAGGGGCAGTAGCTCGGGTGGGGGTGCCTTGTAGCTGCCCGTTAGCTCCTATACTCATGCCTGAAAAGGCGTTACTAAACGCTGGGTTTACTGGTGTATTGAGGCTATTAGACATGCTGCTTTGTAGCATTTGGCTAATAGTGTTTTTACCGGTAAGAGATTCTAGTTTGGTGTCTACCGGGTTGGCACTAAGGCTTAGCTGACTACGGTCTACATAGCGGTTACTGCTCTGGTCATTTGGGTTGTAATTACTATTTACCACGACTGGGCTGTCGCTTGTAAAAGCATCTTTTATGTTGCCCCCGATACGTTTGAAAAAATCCATATACTAATAACTACGAATACTAAAGTTGCCTCGACGATAGCCGCCGTTGTCTTCCTGCATAATATCCAGGTGCTCCCATGCTGTCGTTTCTGTGTTCTTGTACTCTGACTGCCGTAACTGCTGGCTAGTCCACTCGTTACGTGACATAGCAATAGCGTCGCTGATAAGCGCCTTGCCTCGGTCGTAATGACTACCTCGTCCTTTCATGAGCGCCAAACCGTTTGAGTACATGTATAGCGCCTCACTAAGCACGTTCTGATTGTAGAAAATGTGTTTATCGGTGTCGTCCGTCATTTCCCCTGGTGTCTCATGTCCCCATGCGTGTACGTTGTCTGTACCATCTGTAGTCGGTACAGGAAAGATAAATAGACGACGGCCAAAGTCACTGTAATATCGGTCGGTGCTATTTGGGTTTGATTCCTTTAATCTTTCTAGTTCGCGGAAGTTAATTTTCTTATGCTCTTTGCCATCCACTTTTAGTAGAAAAACACTGTCGGTACGAATATCATCCCAGTAGTCGTAGTATTCTTGGCCAGCCTGGGTGCTACGTTTCTTAGCTTTTTGTACTTCCTGCCATGGGTACAAGTTGGCCAGTGTTCGATGTGCTCGGTTAATAAACCGATTTAGAATAGTCTCGGTGTAAAACACGTCGGTAGCTTCGACACTTAGGTCGTCTTGTAGTGCTTGGCGCAATTCTCCTAGTGTTTCCATACTTTAAATTATAAGTGTTCTAGTAACATTTTAAAAGGCAGCTATGTTAATGACGAGTAACGCCACGCTGAGTTTTTTTCGTCGTACACGTACAGTCGGTAGGTTGAGCCACTAACGTAAATAACAATACTCTCGTAGTAATCACGCGGGGCGCGGGTTGGTACGCTACTGACAACCCTAAAACCTTGCCGGATTTGCTCGGTGCGCTGCTCGTCTGGGATTTGATTAGCGGGGCTGTTTAGCTTTTCCCCTAGTTTTGTTTTATTCACCTCCCTCATACCATATTGTTATTTTACGCACTCCTACAGCGCCGCTTGTCCAGGTGTGTAAGTACTGAAAAACGTCAGTGTATACGTTGCAGTCGATACGAGTTTTACCTACCGCACCGTATTTAGTGTGTGTTACCTGGCGTAGGGTTACCTCTGTGCCATCTTGTTGAATGTGCCCCACACTAAAATCGTCCCCTGATTCTAGGGTTTCGTGTTCAATTTCAATACGGCGCACCCATGCGTGCTGGTCAAAACGGATTTTATTACTCGCCCACTTACAGCTACCTCCTGTGTCGTCTAAGTCTAGCTGCACCCCTACCAGGGTGCCGTCCCAGCGTTCACCTTGGTATCCATATATACCAACATCTTTATTACCGATGTTAAATACCATGTGCACTATATCCATGTCGTCCCCTGCGTCAAACGGGTGCCACATAATTGTGCCGCCTCCTACGTTACCCACCGCTAGTACTTTGTTTCCATCTGGTACAAGTAAGTGCCCTTGGTGCGTAATGGTACCGTGAATAGTAAATATAAGCCCCTCACGCACGTTACTACTTGCACTGTCTGGTAAATCAATATTGAGGTGATACAGTTTTTCTACGTCTCGTCCGTTGAAAATACCTAGCCACTCGCCGCTTGTTACGTAGATAGTACCTCCGATGTACCAACAACCTTGTACTTCCTGAGTCATTTCTAGCTCGTCAGTAAACTCTAAATCTATGGTGTTAATGTAATACACCCTAAATTTACTAGCTGCACTTTCTCCAGCGTTGTCACGTACTGCGCCAAACAAAATAAGGTCGCGCCCGTTAGGGTGTTTTAGCCCTGCGGTTACCATAAAGTCTGGTGGTAGCGTTAGTGCGTTTTCCTGTGAGCTACTACCATCCCATATGTGTATTTCATTTTCTGTACAGATATACAGCGTGTCTTCTACGACTACCAGTACTTTTTTATCACTACCAAGTGATGCATGTCCGCGCGCACTAGTCCACCAGTTGGAGTCGTGACTACTATAGCCGCCTAGGCCGTCAATGTTAATTAACGCTACGTTTTCATCTCCCGCGATATAAATATCTGATTGAAACGAGATGCCGTCTTCTTCTCCATAATTACGAAACTCAATATTACTTGAGTTTATTGTCCCCTCGTCTTCCATAACATTAGGGCTGGTGTGCCCGTAGGGGTTATTCTCGTCGTCAATCAGTACCCCAAAGATACTATTACTAGACGAGCCTGCCTCTGGGCTTTTTACATACAATACCGGTTCTCCAGTTGGCAAAAAATCGCTACCGCTTTCTCGTAGCGAATACAGGTCTTGTGGGTACAAAATATCACCCGTAAACTCCTGCAAGTTGTGGCCACCGTACAACGGGCTGTAACCTCCGTCTTCGATTCCGTCGGCGGTACTAATTCCTGCTCTCCATGTTTTGTAGTCTAGGGTAATTTGTTGCATAGGCTTATACGTATAGGTCGCTCCATGGTGTACCGACGCTAGCTGGGGTAACCATGCTAAATACAGCCGTTAGTGGGCTTACGGTAAATACTGCGTCACGTTCTGCAATCACAGACGTATTTACCAGTGAGAACGTAGCGCTAAGTGGGGTTGTGCTTACCTGTGTGCCAGTCTCTATAGAAAATGACTGTAGACTAAACGTCGCACTAAGTGTCGTAGCTGATGCTGTTACGTCCACACCTCCTGTAGTGGTAACTCCTGCGGTTGGGATACTGAATGTCGCTGATAGCACCCCGCTAGATACAGTAGCGTTTCCGTCGGTAGATATGCTGGCGGCTGGTATGCTAAAAGTAGCCGTTAGTGGCGTGCCACTGGCTTGGGTGCCAGTTGTTACGCTGTGACTTGGGATGCTAAATGTAGCGGATAACACAGTACTAGATACTGTAACTCCACCGCCTCCACCATCGTCATAGTTCAACGGCGTACCGCTATTGTATACATCTTGTACGTCGGTTGTTGTCTTTACAACATTCCAAACGCTTACGTGCTTCATCCTTCCTGCAAAATAAGCAGTACTGTCCGAATAGTTACCCCGTCCTAAAGAAAATTCAGAAGCGCTATTTAACGTAGGAGTCGAGCCACTGGTATTAGTACTGTTTACTACTTCTGAGCCATTTTTATAAATTTTAATTGTACGAGTAGAGTTGTCGTATGTAATCATTAGGTGTACCCAGTTTGATACGTCCCCCGATGCGGCAAACGGCGAGCTGGTACGAATATTGTCCTTACCAGAAGAATTACCGAACGAAACTTCTAAGTCGTTATCAAAATCGTTAAAATTAAAATTGTAAGACTCATTAGTCCCCGTTTCTGCTTTCTTACCCATGATACCCATTGACTGTTTGGTTGCAGTACTAGGTAACCTGTCCATTTTGTACCAGGCTGACATTGTAAAATCAGTCGGCTCTAACCCAGACTGTGCGGCGTCTGTGATAGATAAATATTCACTGTTTGAATCGTCAAAAACAGCTACGGTATCACTGCCATCTGTTGTAGATGTAACTGTGTTGTTATCGGTAAGGTCGTTACTGCCATGGCTATCAAAACGAGTCCCAGACGCCTCGTCCAAAATCCAGTGTGACACTAGGCCAGTTCCGTGGTCGTTTTTAATATCTGCCATGCTACGTAATGGTTATATTATATTCCTGTAAATCATCTGCTAAGTTGCGAGACGAGCCATACAGTTTGTTTGTTGCCTCGTCTATTGCAATGCCGTTGTATAGGTCTAAGCCTACGGTACTAATTTCCTGGTGTAGGACTAACTCGCTACCTGTCCAGCGCCATACGTCTACGTGTCCTCCTGACGTATGCTCTACACCGAACATATACTCGTTGTACCACGCTAAACCTGAGTAGTGTGGTGAGCTGATATAGGTGTTGCCTGTACCAATATCGTGCGTTGCGACTACCGTCGAAAAGTCCTCGCTTACTTGGTACACATTGCTATTACTGTTTGCAGTAATCCACCAGTGCCCGTGTGCGTAGTCTATGGCTACTCCATAGACTACGGTGCTCGGTATGTTTATAGCTTGCTCGAAATTTAAGTCTAGGTCGTATACTCGTACTTCACCTGACGCCGTTGTCGGGGTACGGATACTGTACACTTTGCCATTATGGACACACCCGTCTTGCATTGTGTTAGAGAAAGTACCCTGGTTACTGATAGTAGTTAGGGTAGTCCCCGCTCGGTTGATTTTCTTTACTTGGCGTGAGCCTGAGTTATTGCTAAACCCGTAAAACATGTCGTTTACTGGGTCGTAGCCACATCCTTGCGGTTCTCCTGCAAAGTTTCCCCCAATTCCTCCCACATGACTAAGTGAGAAAGTTATGAGGCTTTTTCTTTCGGTTAGAATTTGTACCATAATGTCGGTTTTGCGTTTGCCCCTCGTCCCTACCCACACCGTAGTATGGGTAGAATGAGGGGCTAACGCCTAGTTAAGGTTGAGGATACCCTCGCTACCCCACTGAATGGTAAAGTCACCGGCGGTACTAGCTTGGTCGCTAGTAAAGTCGATAAAACCAATAAGTAGGCTAGTTGCTGCCGAGCCAGTATCTTTGTAGATAACTGCTCCACGCGCTGTGATAGTACTGGCGCTCCAGGTTACGTCGTCTGCATCGAATACACCCTCGTCGTCTGTCGTGTCTGTCGTGACGGCTGTGTTTGCAAGCGTTTCGCCTCCTGCTGTGTAACCAGTACCGGTAACTTCGTTCGTTACATCCGCAAAGTCCTGGTGGGTGTCTGCGTTAGGTGTGTATGAGCTAGTTACGAGCGCTACTTTAATAGTGTCCGTATCTAGGTCGATACTGCCGTTCATGATGTTAGATTTGAACGAATTGTATACTACGTCTGCCATGGTAGGTAGGTATGCTTATCTGTTAATCAAGCGACTCTCGTTGCTCGCGGCGTACCGCCAGTTCGTCGACAACTGCGTCAACACGAGCTTTTAGGCTTTTTCGTTTTGCCTTTAGCTTGTTGATACGGTCATCCAACCATGCCGGGTCTGCCTGTACGTTGCGGGGTTCCCGTGGGGTTCCGCGCTGAATTACTGCGTTTGTCATAGTGAAAGTAATTATTTACTTATCGTTTACAAGGGGTTAAAGCCAGCCGCTTGGCTGGCTTTTCCCTTATGTCCGTTAGACTGTGTATCGTAGGACTGCAAGGTTCTTGCGACGTTCGTCGGCAACCTTTGCACCGTAGATATTGAGTCCCTTGTACGCTTTACCGAAGTTAGCGTGTAGGTCTTCGATACCTGTTTCGGTAAATGCCATCGCAAAAGTGATAGCTTTCTTGTGACCTGCAACGGCGTAGAATCCGTCTGTGTTGTCACCGTTGACCTGCTCGTTTTCGTACAAGTCCATACCAGCGATACGTGTGATACGTCCGTTAGTAGTTCGGTCTTCACCTTGCTCGGTGTCACGTACGATAACGCTTGCACTTTCTAGTACCTGCATAAAGTTTGACTCGACAACTACGAAACGATCTTTCTTAGGTGTCTTTGATGAGTTTAGCTTCTGCTTTAGTGCGAGAAGTTGTGCGTGTGCGTTAGACGCGTCTACAGTGATAGCACTAGCGGCTTCAATTTCGTATGAGGCACCTGCTGAGATAGCGCCACCTGTGTACGCGCTTGTTACATCATCCTTATCATCTTCGATAACGATGCTTGTGTTTGACGCTCGTGAGGCAATACGGTACCACACTGAGTGTCCTGCTGCCTTGAATCCGAGGCCTACCATTGCTGCTGTAAAGGTAGTACCTGAGCCGGTTACTGCACCAGTTGAGGTTGTTACTTCTACTGTACCAGTAGTGTATGAGGTTCCGACTCGGTTACCTGCGGCACAGTCGTCTTTACCTACACCGAGTACAAACGTATCTACAGCCTCCTGTAGTTCTCCAGCCTTTTCAACCATGAGGGTTGATTCTGGGTCTTCTACGTATGACTTGAATACGTCTACTGACTTGATACCGAAGTAGTAAGCCTTTTGCTGGTCAGTGTTCAGTGTTGCTTCACTTTCTTCTACGTTACCGAGGGTAAGGTCGCTACCTGTGTAGTTCTGTAGTCCTTGGTCTTCTGTAAAAGTAAGTACGTTGAGCTTGCTGCTCTTTCCGCGAATTTCCCCCTCATACTCATCATTGGTAATCATTGGGGTAACCGCTGTTTCGTAAAACTTTACCAACGCGTTTGCGGCAAAAGTTTCTGCGAGATTAGTTCCGTGGCTGTCCATGGTTTGGGTTGGTTAATTACTACGTGTTAAGTAACCTCCCCAGCCTGTTTACTCGTTGACAATGCGTAGCTTTTTAGATTGTACAAGTTGTGCGTATCGCCGTGGGTCTTCCTTTCGTAGCTTAGTAGCTTCGTCTGGTGTTACCTCGGTTATGCCACTTCCTGGTGCAATCTCTTTAGCTCCTGCGGTAGTACTTTCTCCACCCTCTGGGGTCGGTGTCGGGGCTGGTGCTTGGTTCTCCATAGCAAACATTTTTGCTAGGGTGTCCATGTTTTGTACTCCTAGATTGTCTTCGCGGTAGATAAACTCTCGAAAAGCGTCTTTATCAAGGTCTTTATACTCATCCTTTGCGGTAAGTTCCTTGATTTGGTTGTCGGTCTGCTGGCGGTCGTACATTTCTGCCACTTGCCGCTTTAGCGTCTCTACATCCTGGTATGCCTGACGTGGGTTAATCACCATAGCTTGCTCCTGCGGACTGAGGCTAGAAAAGCCTGGTATCTGCTGGGCTGCGTCTTGTACTGTAAGGGGCTGGGTTGGTGTTGGAGTAGCGGGTGCTACTGCCTGTGGCGCTGGGGCAAACGGGTTGCCTGTCTTTGGGTCGTAACCGAGACTTTTTACTAGGTCGTTTAGGCGTAATGCTTCGTCACGACTGGCGTTAAACTTGTCTGTGGCTACATAGCCCTCCGGGGCGCCTCCCTCCGGTGTGTTTCGCATAGCTGGTGCTTGCGGGGTTACCCCCGTTCCGTCCTGTGGGTTGGGCTGGCCGCCGTCCACTGGTACAGGGTTTGGGGTGCTACTCGCTGGTGCCGTAGTAATTGGCTGTTCACCTGTGCTCGCTGTTGGTTCTGGTGCTGGTGCACCGGTTGTTGTTGGTTCCATATGGTTTATTCCGTTCTAGGTTTGGCTAGTGCCGTCTAGGGTTTGGTTTAAGTCGGTAAATATGTAATGTGCTCTACTTCTTCCCGTTTGGGTTCTTCCAGTCGCAAGACTTGCTCGGTTGCTTGTCTGCATATGCCTTGGTTCCGGTTGGTGTCGCCTTTGTGGCTGGCGCTGCCTTTTTGCCGTATTTCATAGGTTACTCGTTGTCGTTAGCTTCGAGCGCTGCTACTAATTCTGGTTTTTTGCCAGTTGACGGTAATCCTCGTGCCTCTAGTTCTTCTTTTAACTGAGCTACCGTCATAGAGTCGTAGTCGTCCTGAGATTCCTCGCCGTCTTCTGTATCTGTTTCCTCCTCCTCGGTTACTTCTTCCTCTGTTTCCTCCTCGTCTACTTCTGTACAGTAGTCCTCGATTTGGTCTGCTGTAAGGTAGTCCTGACGACCGCGCATAAATGCTCGTTCTGTGTTCGTAAGGTGTCCTGGCTCCATAGCACAGATACGCTCTAGCTCCTGGCGTGTTGCCTTGTCTAGTTCACTTACTGGAAGTGGGCTTTTTTTACTCATGGTTTAAAAGATTTTTTATGTGGGCTTCTAATTGCTGCCGTCCCTTATCTGGTGCCACTATGAGGGCATATATGTCGTCATAGTTGGCAAGTCGGGCAGTTAGATACAGTGCGGCGCGGTCGTCACCATTTTGTACAGCTTCTCGCAAGTCTTTGGCGAGTTGCACTTGTTGTGTTTCCACAAACTTTCGCATAGTCTCTACCGTTGTCTCGGCTTCGTAAGCGACTACCCACTCGTCGTAGGTCTGTCGTTCCTCGTCACTGAGCTGGGTAAAATCTTGTACGCCTAGCTTATCGAGATACTGTCTAAAAAGTGCTTTCATGCCTATTTATATGGTATCTAATATGTCTTACACCTGCAATACAGGTGACTGTGCATTAGTATCCTGTACTGCCGGTACTTGCGGTTGTTGTGCTGCTGCTATAGCTTCTGGGGCTTGATTTAAGCCTTGTGTTACCTCATTTAAACTCTGTTCTGCTCGTTCAATCTCCTCCTGTTCAATCTCCTCTGCTTCCTGTGGAGAAAGGTCGAGTAATTGAATAAGGCGACGCTGTTCTGCCTTTAACATTGCGTTGTTTTCTGGGAAAGACTGACGTGCTGCCCGTAGTTTTGATATTTCGTCTGCTGTTTCTACTACGCTCTGGGCTTTGTCGATGATTGTTGTCTCGTAACCGTTGGCACTGCGAATATCCTCTATGCCTATTTCTAGTCCTACGAGTGCCCCGTCGTCTGGTCGCTTTTTGTATAGGGTTAATTTTTTATCACCCATGTTTGCCTCGACCATCGCGTACCACTTGCGTACTAGACGCTCGTAAGCTGCATTGTAGAGTGGGGCAATATCGTTTGTACGTTCTAGGGCGTTGTTTACTGCAATTTCAATCTCACCGAGTGTACGTTTTACGTCTTCTACCGCACCCTTTTCGATAGCACCGGTAGCGCTAGCTCGTTCGGCCATACCTACTAAGAATTGAATATCCTTTAGCGTACCGCCTAGGTCTGGCACCTCTACGCTCTGGTATACGTCCTTTGGCTTGCCTGGCACACCGTACCAGCCCCATGGTCGTGGCTGCCATTTTTGTGGCTTAAATCCTTCGATTGTACTGTCGTACATGTTCATACCAAACCCGCGTAATGTACGGTTTTCAAGGTACTGGCTAATCCAGGTATTGATAGCTTTGTTTGGGATACGGATAATATCGGCAATACTATCGCTCCAGTAGTCTGTGCTTTCTAGGTCTTCCGCCCATGTCTCAAACGGGTAAAACTCTACACCCAATACTTCGATTTGTGGCGCTGCTCGTAGGATGTGCTTACTGTCTGCACGAACAATGTAGTATTTTACGTACTCTTTTTTGCTGTTGTCGTATACGTAAGTGTGGCAGTACTGTAGGTGTACCATCTTGTCGAGGTTTCCTAGCTTCTCTATGTCGATGTACCCCATTTCGCGTAGGCGCTCTTGCTTGCGTGAGTAGTTGCTGTCGTTACCGTAGTTACGGGTACCCTGGTAATCAGTACGTACCTTTTCTCGGGCTTCTCGGTCAAACCGTGGGTTACGGATAACCTCATGGAGTGGCTTAAATACGTTGTCACGTACAACGTAACGGGCAGTTTCAATATCGTATGGGCTGACTCCAGGGTCAACAATCATGTCGTAGGTGTCTTCTACGTTGAATTTAACCAGGTAGTTATAATCTAGGTCTATCTCTAGTCCCATATGTCCACGTCCGTATAGGTAACAGTTCTTTTTGTCTACGCGTGTCTTTAGTTTCAACAGGTCGTGTTTTGCAGCCTCGTTAAACAACGCGTTTACTTTAATCTCTTTGTCTAGGTCGCCGTCTCGGTTTTCAAACCGAGCGTATATTTCTCCGTTAGTCTTTGCACCGATTGTTTTAATCGTCTCTTTCATTAGCGGCACGTTCATCGCCTGCCTCTGGGTAAGGCGGTTGGTGCGTACTTTGTCTCGGTATAGTGAGTAGTTTTCGTTAAACGCGTTTTCGCGTCGGCGTCGGTATTTAAGTCCCGCCTCTACTTCGGCGTTTAACTTATCGTTTAGGTGGTCAAGTCTTACGTTGCTTGGTAGTCGAATTGGTTTAGACATATCTAAAAAGAGTGGTGCCGGTCTTACTATATATTATAAGACTTACAAAATGTTAGGCAAGGGCTAAAAGTTTAGTTCTGGGTAAAACGGTTCTACCCCTCCAGTGTCTTCTACAGTCTGTACTACGGCTTTCGGTTCGTCTGGTGTAAACGTGTACGTAAACGCGTCGGCTACACCTAGGTCGTAGATATTGTAGTACTTAGATAGCTCGGCCTTGCTTACTATCTGTATCTTTCCTTTACTGTTTACCTTGTATTTAAGCGCCATTAGGTTTTTCCATTTCTCGTCGCGCTCTAGTTTACCTCCTGCCTTTATCCATTGCGCCCCTTGCCACGCCATGTATGCACGTTGGTTAGCAAACGCGTCTGGCTCTAGTCCCTGGGGTAGCTTTGCGTTTTTTGGTACGGGTAGCCCGCTGTTAATTGGTACCAGTCGCCGTTTTGTTTCCTTAGCGTCTTCCAGCTTACGCACAGTACCACTACCTACTCCCTGTTTATCTACTCCTAGCTTAGTACTGGCCTTGTCTCCGATATTGCTTTTTAGTGCTACGTCTCCGGCAAACGATAGTACGTCTGTTCCAAAGTTGTAATGGGCTATCTGGGCTAGGTTTGTACTACGGTTCACAATCACACTAGCGTTACTACCGCTGTCTGCCGGGTCTGCCCCGGTTACGTGTTCACCCATGTGCTCGGTAGTGGTGGTCATAGCCCCCTCTATCATGCTGTGAGTGTATAGCGGTAAGTAGCCGTGTTCGTCCTTGTCTTCGTCGTCTGGGAAGTGGTTTAAGTACAGACACTCGTAGTGCGGCTTTTCCTTTACGCTGTTGTGGTGATCTTCGGTTACTCGTCCCTCTTTGATGCCCTGGTATACGTCGATGTTAATGTGATGGTACGACGGGTCTAGGTAGGCTTTTTTAAAGTGATTGTTA